AGCTTCAATGCCAGCCGAACCTTGGTCTACTGAATAGCCAATACCAGCAAAATTGATTTTTGCAGACACTGAATTTACTGAACTTAAAATAAAAGATGTATTTGAGCCACCAAAAGTTGAACGAAAAACATCCAGCTTATTGCTTGGCGAACTTGTACCAATCCCCACATTCTGTGAAGTATCAACAGTAATTGCAGTTGTTCCTGCTGACTGCAATGTCAAAGCAGTAGCCGCTGCCGAGCTTAACTGACTAATTGTTGGCGTTGTCAGTGTAGGGCTAGTAGCTAATACCACCGCACCCGTACCCGTGCTAGAAGCCAATGAAGTTGTAGTTACCGTACCCTGTCCCGGTGCAATCACCTGCGTGATCGGGCTTGTGTAGCTTACATAGATATTGTTTGTGCCGCTGGGTGGGGCAGAGGTAAATGTGATAGTGCTGCCGCTGACTGTGTATGCGCTGCCGGGGTCTTGTGGGACGTTGGAGATAACAGCCTGCACCTGAGCCACAGACGCAACTGGGCGAGACAACGTAAACGCCGTGGTGGATGCGTTACCACTGAAGAAGTCAACGGCAGGTGTAAACGCCTGCGTGGTGTTGGTGTTGCCTATAAATGCCATATTAGACCGCCGTCAATCCAGAAACCCAAGCATCCGCCGATGTAGCGACGCTTGAGACTACAACCAGAGCATCACTTGCTTGCAGAATAATCCTGTTGCCTTGGATTACCTCCAATGACCCGCCTACCGGCACGGTGGCTGTCTCTACCAAGTAGTAATTGACTGCTGAACGTGTAATGTACACATCGCAGGTAATGGGTGAAGTTGAAGTGTTAGCCACCACAAGGCTGGCTACAGCCAAAGTACCAGACGAAACTGTGGTTACAGTCGAGCCGCCTGTGCTTATGTTTTTAACTGCGTACGATACGTTTGTGTAGGTCGCCATGTTTTAGCCCATCATGAAAGAAAGAAAGTACGCTTGGTCAAGGATGTTCTGCGTAGGCGGGTCGTTAGTTACCGAATACTCAGCAGGGTAGGATACAAAGACATCTTTTGTACCCGCACTGAAATTAAGTGCCGATGGCTGTGTAGCTGAACTATTTGACAACACCGTTGTTCTGGCAAGCGTTGTACCAGACGAAGTGTATGTGCCGATCCCAACTTCCCACTCTGACCCGCTTTGACTTGCAATTGTGTAATAAGTGGTGTTTGCGTTGCCAATTACGGCAAAAGACTGATACCCAGTTGATGCGCCGAGAAGCGTCACTGTTCCCGTACCCGTCGTAGTGGTCGTTTCTTTTACTCGGTCTGCAAGTACGAAAGCCATGTGAATCCTTAATCCGTCTCAACCAAAGACCAGTTGGATGTCTCTGCGTTATCTATCAATGCCCAGCCAGCAGTTTGAGAATTGTTGACATTTTGCCAGTTTGAGGTTTCGCTGTCATCAACCAATATCCAATATATAGCAATTACATTTCCCGCAGAGCCAGCGGCCTGAACCCCAGTCAAAGCAGGCGAAACAACTGGCCCAACCGCCCCAACGCTCCCAACCGCCTCAACCCCAGTTAACGCAAAAGAAATGCCGCCGTGAGTTACCGTCCCCGCAAAACCTGAAGCAGCCACGCCTGTTAGAGCGATGGTAAGGCTTGGGGTTACTGTTCCTACCGAGCCTACAGCCTCGTCACCGCTGGTCGCATCAGACTCGTTGTAGATGACCGTACCAACCGCGCCAGAAGCCAAAACACCTGTCAGGGCGACTGTGCTACTTGAAACTACTGTGCCAACCGCTCCTCCGCCTTGAACACCTGTCAAGGCAAATTCTTGACTTGGAACTACTGTACCTACACTGCCTGTGGCTACGACCCCTGTCAGGTCAATTGCAATTACTACTGCTACAGACCCAACATTACCAGTCGCAGATACACCCGTCAGGGCAAGAGTGACATCATTCGCTCCTAAAGATGCGTATGGGGCTTGTGCAAATGCGGATATACCAAACATGGTTTACGGCCTGCGCCGCCTCCGCTTAAGTTGTTGCCAAGCGAATTAACGCCGCTGCGGTTGTGTTGGCAGGCATCGTTAGCGTAAAAGTACCCGCCGTGATGGTCTGTGAACCAAACGTGTGAACACTGATAGCCTTGTTGCTCTGAGTGGAGTTGTACAGCAGCACAGTATCAAACGCCGTTGTCAAAGTCACTGTGGTGTAAACAAGTGAAGCTGAAGGCGTAAAGAACGCCACGCCCGCAGTTGCAGAAGTGTTGGTTGAGGTTGGAGCCGTGGCATTCGTTACCGTTATACCGCCAGCCGTGTAACCTGTACCAGACACTTCACCAGTAGCAGAATATGCCGTGGTTGATGCGTTGTAAGTAGCTGATACCAAGTACAAAGCCGCTTTGAGCGTGTCTGTAGTTGGTGAGGTCAAGCTGCCACGGGACACAATGGTTGAAGTGCCAAGCTGGTGTTGACCAAGCATAAGCTCGCTCATAAAAGAAGTACACATTGATTGAGTATTTGCCACTTTATTTCTCCTTTAACCGATTGATGCTGTTTCGCCGCCGCCAAAGACTGGCATTTTCTTTAAGGTCACATGGGCAGAACGGTGAACAAGTTCACCCTCTAGCCAGTACTCAACCCATGTGGTGAGTTCATTGTCATTATCGACTGTACCTTCTCGCTTTTCAAGCAAAGATTCGTCCATTTCACCTTTTGTCGTGGTAATCAATTTGAACTCCTAATAAGTGCTTCTGTTGCCGTGTTTGCTGGCATTGTGATTAAGAATGTACCGCCGGATGTAGAAACTTTGTCAGATCCAAAATCCAAAACAGCAACAGATTTGTTTCCTTGCGTAACGTTGTATATCAAAGCGCATCTTGCGGTTATAGCCCCAGTCCACGAGACATTAGGGAATCCAACGTATGCCGTATATCCAGAGCTGTTCACCGTGATCGGTGTCAACACAGAGCCACCAGCCACATAGTTTCCACCACTTGCTTCACTGGTAGCTGAATAAACGGTAGTGTCTGCATTTAAATCTGCGTTTGCTGTATACAAAGCAATCTTGATCTGGTCTGTTGTCAGATCGTGAATGCCTTGATACAGCTCTGCCTTAAAGCTGGTGGTTTGAGTTTGAACAATGCTCATTGAACTTGTGTCCTGACTTGTCCATCTCTGTACGCATCTGCACGTTGCTTGCCATCGCCCAAGTTCTTGAGCAGCGCAATAGACTGAACATACATGTCTTGGTAAAACTTGACCATATCTGCCTCGCCCTTCATGTAACGAATGGCCTCAACCATTGTTCCGTTAAGCAAGGCAGAATCAAAATTGTCGCCCAGCCAAGTGTTGTTGGCTGTAACGATAGATTCTGGGTAGTAATAGTAATGCAGCTCTACAGAATACGTTGTGTCTGGCGTTGGGCCAAGAAGAAACGATAGCTCAGTAACAGCATTTGATTGAGGGCCAAAAATAGAATAGTGCTTAGGCTTACCCCGATAAGCTACTGCCGTACTAGGATACGCTTCACGCATGAAGTTCACATCCTTATTTAACAAATAAAGATAGTCACTACCACTAATCACCGCCAACGAATAAGTAGACAAAAAATCATTAGGCGCAGACAGATACGGGTTACCAGTGGTAATAGTACCAGTCACGTTTGCTCGCAGATTTGCTATCTGAACAGTGTTATAGATACGCTGTTCAGCCTGCTTAATCATTATGTTCATGTCTACCGTGGGAAACGTGTTCTCACAGTAGTCAGAAACAGCGATGACAAGTTCAGCGTAAGTCATGCCATTGGCCCCCGAGCCATTACGCCTTTAGTGGCTGCGCCAGTGCCACGGATTTTGATGCCGCTGGTTTTGGCTGGCTCATCACCAGCAGATTTGCTGTAAGCACCAACGCTCATATCAAGCTCGTTAAGATTGCTTTGATTAGGCCCTTTGCCGGGGTTTGATTTGATAGGCTCGGCTTTGCCTTTCATGTTGTGCGGTGCAGCATAAGTAGCTGCATCACCAACTTCTTTACCCATCATTTTTTTGCTGAATGTAGCCATTACTTACCCCTTGAGGATTTGCGTTGATTGACAACTTTAGCCATACCACGACCAAGCTTGCGCATATTTTCGTTGGTTTTGCCGCCTTTTGCCATCTTTGCAACGCCATGCATGGACTTTTCATGTCCCTTCACGGCCTTATTGGCCTCAACGTCAGCAATGCGTTTTACGTCTGATTTTTCCATTTTCACTCCTAAGTGATGCTTACCGATACAGTACCAACATTGGCAGTTCCAACCAAATAATTGGGTGTCAAGACCACGTCAAAATTCTTGGATCCGCCAACCGGATACCATCCCCATTGAATGTCACGAGATCCACCGGTAGGGTAACCATTGTCAGCCCCAATAGCAGAATCTTGCAACCCGTTTAAACCAGCAGCAACATAAGTGCTGTCTCTGCGTGGCTCCCTGACTGCTTGCGGGTCATACACGGGATACATACCGAGCTGCAACTGCGGCTGATCTGGATCCCAGCATTCTTCGCAAACCTTCAATTGGTACAACTTGGTTTTGATGACCTCGTACTTAAGCTGTTTCAGTTTGAACTGCTGACCACACCGGTCGCACATTGCAATGCTGAACTTGCCTGACGAGAACATGTTTGCCATTTACGGAGAACCTCCACCAATGAATTGCTGGCGAGGAACGAACATGCTGGAAGCCTTCTCCCTATCCTCTCCTGCCGCCAATTGGAATTGCTCTTCGTAGGCCTTTTTCAACATGTCCAGTCTGGAAACAAGCTCAGGCACTTTCATTGCAATGTAGTAACCCAAGCCAGCCACCAAGCATGGCAAGAAGCGAAAATTCATGTCTGACGTTGAAACGCCTGATCCTGCGTCTTGCACCCGGCGCAGTCTCCAATAAACAAACTGATAGCTTGTGGAGCCATCAGGCGTGGGCCAAACGGTTACGGCAGGCAACTGCGGGACGTAGACGGCGGTTGCGTCAATGTGAGATGCGGCGGTTGTGTCCGCCTGACCACGAGAACAGACATTAAGGGTATTCCCTGAAATGTACTGGTAATAGATGATCTCACTGTCCAGCTTGATGTACCCGGCTGCCGCCAAGCCAACCGTTGAATCCAGCGTGATAGTTGTAGCCGAAGAAGTGATTGCACCATCCAAGGTCAATAGCGTTGAGCTTGTCTGTCCAGACAGGCGTTGAACCCAAACCTGAATTGGTCTGGCTTGCGTCAACTTGTTGGGTATGGTGGCATAGGTGGAAACACTGATTCGGGTGATGGTTAAGTCGGACTGAGTCGAGGCGTTGGCCTGCCCGGTGCGAATTACATGCTCCATCAGGTCAATGGTGTCCAGCGGCAGTGGATAGGTGTTTAAACCCTGAACAAGGTCAATCGTTCCTTGTTCAATTGTCCACATGTTGATGCCACGGTTCTGCCACTCAATGGTCATCAGGTTCATGGATCTGCGGGCTGTGCGCAAGTCATAGCCTGAACGCATCTCCCGCCCAGCCCTCTCCCATGCTTCTTCGGCAATCTCCGTGAAGTCCATGTCAAAGACTGATGTTCCTGTCGTGGTCATTTTGCCGTCCTTGCAGACCGTTTAAACGCTTCAGCAGTTGGAGCGCCTTTGGCTCCGGGCTTGCGCATCTTTTCATTTGAACCAGCCGCAATGCGCTTTTTCTTAGCATTGATGTTGGCATACAAGCCAACAGGGCCACCCTCATTAAAGACCTCGACAGGGAAATTCCCATCCTTCTTATGAATGATCTTTGGCTTTCTCATCTTGTCGGGATTAACGGCCCCCATGCCTCTGCTCGGCATCATCAGCACATCTTCCCACGAGTCTTGCCACGCTGGGCAATACCATCAGCCCGTTTAGACGCATTGCCAACCACGCCGCCAGAGGCCATCTTCACAACACCGCCACGCTTCATGCCAAGCTTTAGCTTTTCACGACCTATCTCTTTCAGATAAGGGGCAGTAGACTTGGCAGCTTTCTTGGCAGCCATTTTCTTAGCAAGCGCCATTGCTTGACGGGTAAGAGCGCCAGCCGGAACCGCCATTTCCAAGCCTGTCTGCATGTCTTCTTTTGAAGGAATAACGGACTTCAAGTCCATATCTTTGCGCTTCTTAGCATCCCGCTCAGCTTCTTTTTGCTTTGCGTAGTTGCTCATTTCATCACCGGAAGAACTTGACGGCTTGCTAACCTTGCGATCCTCTGCAACGCTTTTCAATGACTGTGTCTTTACATTGGGCAAAGGCTTTGCCGGTTTTAATGGCGTTGTCTTTGGCTTCTTCTGAGGAGTAACAGCTTTTGATACAGGAGCGGTTGGCTCGGGAGCAACCTGATTGACATCAGACCCCGGAGACATGCCCGTTGGACGTTTGCCAATGGCTTCCCGAATGGTTTTATTCATGCCTTCATCAACTGTTGGGCCTGCTTCCATGCGGCTTCTAGGAGGAACAACAGGGGCTGCCGGAGCTGGCATTGCAGGAGCAGCAGGCGCTTCTTGAGCCAGCCTGCGTCTTTCCATTACATCACCTTTGCGCAAAGCTTCAGCGTAATCATCCTGAGCAGGTTGTTTAGCGTCACCGCCGCCGGTCAATCTATTGTAGAAACCTTTAACGGCATCTAGATTCTTTTGGCCTTGCTCTTGACGAGCAGCATAGCTACCCGGCTTGTAGTTGCCAAACCGATCTGTATCGCCAATCTCATCATCGGAACGAGTGCGAAGATTGGTTGTTCCTTTAACCAAGTCGCCACCAGCAAACTTCTTTTTCATTGCTTTAGCCATGATTCACCTCTTAGCATTTACCGCCACGATTCATTTTGACTTGTGTGCCTTGGGTCTTGCCTTTACGAGCGATGCCATCAGCAGACTTGTGACCTGAAGCCAAGCCGCCAGCAGCCATCTTCTTCATGCCACCCGCTTTCATGCCCATCATTTGTTTTTTGTCCATTGCCATGTCAGCTTTAGAGCCTTCTTTTACGCCTTTTTTTTCAACGTCTTTGCCAGACTTTTCAAATTTAGCAAACGGGTTCATTTTCTTTGTAGCCATCTCACCACCTCTTTTAAAAGTTTTGCCTTTGTCGGCAGTTGAAAAATCCTTGCCCACAGATTGAGGGACTCCTGCTTTCTTGGCAAACGCTGGATTGTGGGCCACCGCTTCCATGAACTTGTGTTGCTTGGCGCTACTGCTTGGCATCACTTCCCCGCTTGAATAAGCTGGTCAATTTTTGCTTCAAGGCGGTTAAACCGTTGGTCAATGTGTTCAGTAACTCTTTGAACTTCTGCTTTAGTCGCTGTATCACGGGCAACCTCCTCACGGGTTATGTTGAGAAGCCGCTCAACTCGTTTGATATCTTCTAACTTCTCACGAATAAAAAACCACAGGCCACCCATTACAGCGGATAAAGCGGCTGACCAAATTGTATTGATGTCCATCAGACAAACCTACCCTTTGTTTTTCCTTTAGTTGCGCAGCCATCAGCACGGGAAGAGGCGCTAGAAACTTTGCCGCCCTTCTTCATACCCTTACTAGCAAGGATCTCGCCCATGCCAGCGGGGCCAGTAGGATATGTCTTGGGCCGGTAATCATCTTCGCTTGCGGCTGCATCTTTTCCGGTCAAAGCTTTTGCGCCTGCGGCAACCGCCCCAGCACCCGCCGCACGAACGCCTGTCCGGGCTGCCGCTCGGTCTTGAGCATCTTCAGTCACCTTCTTGGCGTTACCCCGCAAGTGTGAGGTGTCTTGATTGATTTTTTTAAGGTCGCCCATTGTGCTGGCGCTACCTCTAAACGAAGGCATCTTGCTGTACTTGGTTCCGCTGATGCCTGAACCTGCACCTCCGCCCTCAAGCTGCTCGTCATCCATTGGTCGTTTGCCGATTTTTGCCATTAGCACATCCGTCCTTTCGTCTTACCTCGTTGGGCGATACCATCGGCACGTTTAGATGCGCTGGCAACCTTCCCACCCTTGGCTTTTTTAAACATGCTATCCAGCTCAGATGTAACACCGCCAAAACTTGGCTTGTTTACAGTAGAATCAAAATTAGATTCCACGTCTTGCATAGCTTGATTGGCAGTTTGATCTGCTTTTTGTTTAATGCGGTTATACGCATTTTCATCTTGTAGTTCAGTGCCGTTAACGTAATAGCCCAAAGAGCCATCTGGTTTTCTAACAGTTTTAAAATCGTATTTTTGGTCAGCCATGATTACCTCAACATTTCCATCTTGCCAAAGAAGCCGCCTTGCGGGTGGGCTTACCTTTTTCATCTTTCATTGGCCCCGGCATACCAGACATACGGGCGCAGAAAGAATCTTTACGCTTGCCGCCTTGTGGCTGCGGAGCTTTCAAATTGCTTCCTGTTGCTGCGTTGTACTTAGCGCGGCCTTTGGCAGTCAGCCCCGCCCCTTTGGAAGCGGGTAACTTTTCACCACGACCAATCGCAAGGGAGGGGGTTTTCTTAGCCATTAGCACATCCGTCCTTTTGTCTTGCCACGTTGAGCAATGCCATCGCCACGTTTGGATGCGCTGGAGGCTGTGGAAACGTTACCGCCTGACTTGTATGAACTGGCTTTTACTTTGCCGCCTTTTTTCATGTAACCAGCGTCCATGGGTGGTGACTTGCCTCCGCCAAATGAGGAAGGATTGAAATCACCAGCAACAGGAGCCATGGACATTTTGTCGGTATTAGGTTGGCTTGGGCCACTTGCCACCGACATTTTCAACGCACCCATTGGCATAGGGGGAACTTTTGCTTGAACAGCCATTCCGGGTTGGTCAGCGGGAGGCCTTGGCATCATAGGCGGACGAGGTGGCGTGGGAGGCTGTATTGGTAGGCGCTGGTTTTGGAAAAAAGGGCGATTTGCCGTGCGAGAAGGAGGCGCAGGCTGGGGTGTATTTGCTTTAATCTTTGCCGCTAACTCTTTTGCTTGTTTGGCTTTTTCATCATCAGACTTGGCTTTGGCTTTGTCACTCAAGGCAGGGTTTTCAGTGGCTTTGGCTTTTTCAGCATCAAGCACGGCTTTGGCTTTGGCATCAGCAGCGGCTTTATCGGCGGCTTTGGCTTTGTCACTCAAGGCACGGTTTTCAGCGGCTTTCATTTCCTCATCATTGGGTTTCTTCTTATACAACCTTTCATTAAGTTCACGAATTCTGGCAATTTGTTCGGGTGTGGGATTTTGTGGTAGTGAAGACATGATTTTTCCTTTATCCGTTAGAAACTTTTAATTGAGGTTTTGCGTGTTCTTTTAACAGCGGCCTCAAAACATCTTTTTCAAAGTCACGGGTAAATTCTTCTGTGCCGATGTGCGGAAGACTTGTCATGGGATCCAAGTAAATCTTAAATCCATCTTGTCTGGCTCTCAAGCAGAAAGCATAGTCTTCGCCAATGTATTGACCATCAAGAATCATAAAGTCAAACAGTGCGTGTTCTATCTCGCCATCACCATCGCCTTTATATTGCCACTCTGGATGCTTCTCAATCATGTGTTCAAACACATGGCGGCGCACAAGCATGAAGCCTGTGGAAACACTTTCAACACGCATTAATCCATGCTCATCAAACTCAAGCTGCCCTTTATCATCCAGATAAAAATCAAGGAAGAATTTGGCATCTTTTGATCTGCGTGGATACGATCCAGCTACAACATCTTTGTCTGTTGCTAAGGCAAGCAAACGAGTAACAGCGTCCGTGTTAATCACAACATCGGCATCCACAAACAAAAAGTCTGTGCAATCCGATTCCATGAAATTACGAACTAACTTATTCCGTGCCTTGGTAATTATTGAGCAGCCAGACATGTGTACGAGGCTTAGTCGTACCCCCATCTTGTCTAGCTTAGGCACAAGTTCAGCAATGGCAAAAGCAGTCCTGATGTTTACTTTGCCATCGTAACAAGGGATCGCAATCATTAGCTTGCGACCAATCAAGTTAAAGCTTTTATCAGCCATAGAACACCGTAACACCGTTTTGGTTGGTAACTGCTGTTCCCAATTGACAATAAATGCCTGTGTCAGCCTTAATGCCTTCGCCGGGAATCAAAATGCTTGTGGCACTAGGCTGACCAGAGGTTGTTGTTGCGGCTGTATCTAAAGAGAACAACCAGCGACCACCGGCAACAGTTTGCGTACCACCAGTACCAGAAGTAATTGTTCCTGAGTTGATGTCAGTTACGGTGTAGGTGCTAGAAGTTAAAACAGTAACAACATAATTGCCGTTTGTTCCATAGCCGCCAGTACCAGAACTGAAAGTTAAGCCAATCTTGTCGCCCGTAACCAAGCCATGTGAAGCCAAGGTAACAGTGATTACTGCCGCTGTTCTGGTGTACGAAGTGATTGCAGTTACGGCGCTAACCGTATCCCAAATGTTAATTGTTCCAGCGGAAGTTCCACTGGTGTAAATGATACCTTTGAGGCGATTAGGCCCACTCACTGCAATGCCAGTTGCATTTAAGTGAGCAGCCTTTACGTCATATTGCATTCCCATAATTAATCTCCTGTTATGAGGGGGCCGAGGCCCCTGTGATTAATTAGGTTGTCGAGAATGGTGTTGCAACAGTACCTGAACCGTTAACAGTGCCGGTAACCATGTAGCAGTTTGCAGCGACAGCAACGATTTCGATGAATGTGCCAGCAACGCCGCCAGTAGTTCCACCGTTCAAGTTGATGAAGTCAAATGCGTCTGCGGCTAAAGCGTTGTACGCCACAAGTGCATCAGATGTATCGGTGTCAACACCAAACAAAGTACCAATGAACAGGTCTGTCCCGTCAGTGGCAATCTTCAATGAGCTTGTAGTGATAGTAGTGGGAACCCAAATTGTGTAAAGCACACCCTCGTTGTTCAGGGTGTTGGGATCTTCACCGGGGCCTGAAGTTGTTGGATTTGTTGATACGTTGATTGTGGGCAACGTCAAAGTTGTGGTAGCTGCCAAAGCGCCACCAACAGAAATAATACGACCGCCGTGGTCAATGGGGTTAAGAGTGGTGCTAGAAGTAATTGCTACAACAGCGCCGGGGCCTTGAGCATAGAAACCAGCCAACGAACGGACTGAGCCTTGGAACGTAGTACGGGACATGATTTTTCCTTACATGCAAGTTGTGGCGTATCTGTCTGCATGTCGTCAGCCGGGACTGTCAGATACACCGGAGAACCCCGGAATACCTTGTTTATACCATGCAGTTTAAACGAATGCAATAAAAAAGGGAGCCGAAGCTCCCTTTTTCTTTCGCCTGATTAGGACGAGCCGGGGGATCCGAAAACACCCAAAGGATCTGACACACCAAAGCTGTAACGCTCACGGGCTTTGTAGCGGACATTGCCGGTATCAAAGTCACCATCCATGCCGGTAGACATGGGAGTGCGCACAAAGTGCTTCAGGCCGTTAGGAACATCGGTCAACAAGAACCAAGCGTTTGTGTCTGTCAAGTAGTTATTGACAGTGTAGCCGCCGGGGATTGAGCCATTGTTCTTGATGGCGTTGATGTCGTTGTCAGCGGTTGCTGTGCGCAACTCGGTTTCCAACAGACGGGTGGCAACGAACTGGAGTGATGGAGGCACAACCAGCTTTTTGGGCTTTGATGCAATCAACAGGCCACGTTCATCAGTCCACTGGGCGATCTGGATGACTGCGTTTTCCAACGAAGTTTCATTCAAATCTGCGCCGGTCGATGGGCGATTGCTGTTAACGCCACCAGAGATCAGCGGGTGGGCGGTGCTACACAGGGTAACGCCGTCACCGTAGGTCACTGTAGTGGTGAACGCATTGTTCAGCACATAAGCGGCCTTGACCTGCTTGGTGTAAGCCATAGCACGAGCCAGAGCTTTGGTGTAGCGGCTAGACAAGCTGTCATACAGATTGTCTTCCACTGCCTCTTCAGTGATGGAGAAGCCCATTGCGATGGTTTCGTGGTTGTAACGAGCAGTCCATGCTTCCTGAGCATTGTCATAAGCGATGGCGGAGCCTTCGTTCTTGACGGGAGCGGCAGAAAATCCTGACAGCTTGGTTTCTTCTTCGAAAGAACGTTCGGAAGTCTCTGTTTCGTAGATTTCCTTGTGTTGTTCGCCGTAAGTCTTGTATTCCAAGCCAAACAGGGCGTTCAAACCGGGGAGCAGTTCTTTCAGTAGTTGCGCACGGGAAATAGCCATTTCTTACTCCTTAGATACCAGTGGTATTGTTGTACTGGTGTGTGTTGATTTTCACCAACAGCTCGGTGTAAGTGTCAGCCGCAGTAGCGGTTTCTGGCACAACATCAATCACCCGAATTGGAATAGTCGCTGTAGTTCCAGCACCTGTCAGGGTCACAGCGTAGGCAGAGTTACCAGTAACGGTGTTGCCAGCATTGAGAACCAAGGCCAAGTTAGTGCCTACTACGGTGCGACCGGCGGAACTCATGGTTGTTCCAGAAGAAACAACAGCCACTTTGAAAAGTGCTTGCTGGTCATCTACAACATACGCATAAGCCAAGTTGGTTGCGGTTGAAATTAATGCGGGGAGGTACTGACCCTCAACGGTTTGACCGTTGGAGTTGACGTACTGACCGCCTACGCAAACGCCGACAATATTACCGGAGTTGGTAGCTGTTGAAAGAACCAGATAACCCGTGCTGTCGATTTGAACTGTATCTCCAAAGAAGATGGCAGTAGCAAAAGCAGCGGCAACAGGAATCTGTCGGAAAGCACCAGCATACGGCTTGCCATCAAGTGAATTGATAGGCTTAAGGCCGTAGGGCGCTGAGACAGTGGGGTAAGCCATGTTTTAAAGCTCCAAGTTAGATTGATTTTCCAAATGTGACTTTAGAGCGCCGCTCATTGAAGAGTGGCATTCTTGCATCACTTTCACGCATAAAATTGTTATCCACCGATTCCATTTGCGCTCTAGCCTGTTCTTGGTAGTACGCATCACGGTCACGAGTGAACTCAATAGGGGTTTTGCAAAGAAGCAAACCACCAATCTCAATTCCATCTGGGAACCGCCCGTTGGGGTTGTTCAACATCAGGAGTTTTGGTTGGGAGGCAGCCTTCACAGGTTCCCAACCCTCACGGAACTTTGTAGAAATGTTCACGGCATCAGGGGCGTTTAAAGTGCTGATTCGGATCCAACGAAAATCCCAACCATCTTCTTTTTCAGGCTCGGGAAGCAACTGAGGCGGAACCCAACGCTTGGGCCGCATTTGTGATTCACGAGACTCGACAGAGCGCTTTGTACGATTTTGATCATCCATTTTGATTTCTCCTTAATACCGCAACCTCACGAGCATATTGTTCCAATGGAACTCCAAGCCGCTTGGCAATGTTGACTTCTGACTGGGAAAGTGTGATTTTTTTGGGCGCAACACTTCTGCTGGCAGAAGCAACAACGCTTGATTTAGGGCGATGAGATTTCGAATCATCGGATTCCTCGGACTCAAACTTATCCGGGAATACTTGGCGTAACCTACCATTTAAACGCAAATAGTAATTGTCACTTTGAGGATCAACACCCTCGTCATTAACCAGTTTGTCATGCACTCCAAGCGCAAAACTGGTCATTTCCTTGTCCTGACCCCACCAAGAATTTTGTTTCCGCCAATCCTCGGCTTTGTAGTCTGGTTTAGGTTCCGCTTGCAGGTGGGTAGTTTGTACAACATTTTCCTGCTCCTGTAAAGGGGCTGGCTTAAAATTGTTTACACGCTCCACTTTCATCTTTGCGGAAGTCATTTCTTCCTGCGCATTGACTAAAGCATCGGAGTCTCCCGCCTCGTAAGCGTTCTTGTACTTGCGCCTTGCCTCTTCAAGCTCTTGCGCAACGACTCGTTTTGCCTGTTCCAAGAGAGCAGATTGGCTTGTGTTTACAGTGCCTTTGAGGCGCTGGTTCTCATCAAAAAGAGTTTTTGTGAGGCTAATTGCCTCTTCTTTTTCCCTGAGAGCAGCCTCTTTTGCCCTGCGTTCTTCGTGATAACCCTTGGTAAATTCACGGATTTTGTTCCGGTCACGCTTGGAATAGGACTCCAACTCTTCGTCAGTCGGCTCCTGTGGCGGTGTTGCCATAGGAGTTCGACCACGGTCTTCCTCCGGCGTGTCATCAACAATCTCAATTTCTGGCTCTGGCTCTTTGATGGCAAGCCCACGTTTTGGCTGCTCAATCTCAGAATCCTGAAATTCAAATTCAGTTTTCTCGTTATCGGACATATTTTTTCCCCTTACGCACGGGTGATTCCACGAGGATCTTGAACAACAGCTTCAACGCTGTCATCGTTAATCAGGCGAAACTCTTTTCCATGAATCTTGATCCGTGTTCCTGAATTAGGACGGACAAGGACGAAATCTCCAGCCTTGCAAGAAGGCCCGGATGGAAAGCGCTTCTCATCTTTGTAAGCATCAGGCCCAACCTTTACGACAAACAACACTGGCGACAGCAGTTCCTCGTAATGCATGGTCTGGCTTGCTTTGATAAGGCCACCTTCGTACTCTTCATCTATCTCAGGTAAAACGCACAAGAGATAAAACGTTGCTGGATCCGGCACTTGTTTTGCCTTCTCCTCTGTCGTGGCATTCAAAATACCGGACAGATCCACTGCCTGAACATCGAATTCAGTCATCTTCATTACTCTCCATTTTTCGCACAAGGTCGGTTATCACGGACTGTGCGTACAGTAGACCTTGAATTTGCCCGCACAGCTCCCGGTACTCGGCGTAGTCTTTAGCTCCGCCCGTACCAAGTCTTTCGGAAACGATTTCGCTTCGCTCCCTCAATTGTTTTGTGATGTATTCGAATTCGTTCATTGTTTGCGTTTAAACAGGTCTACCTGCACCTTCTGGTTGGCTTGTTTGTCTTGGGCTTGGATGCGCTCTCGCTCAATCTCTTGAGTTCCTTGCATCCTCTGAGTCTCAAGTTGCAGCTTGGCTTGGGCAATCTGCGTGTCTGCCTGCATCTTCTGGGCCTTGGCCTGAGCTTCCATCTGTTTGATTTGCAACTCTTGCTGTTGCATTTGAACCATAGGATCTTGGGCTGCTTGCTGGGCTTGTTGTTGCTGAGCTTGAGCTTGATTGGCCTGAAGAAGCTGGGCAGATCCTTGGGCAACCAGACGAGAGAGTTCGACTTCGACATCCTCTGGAAGCCGGGAGTCCGGCGCAGGGATTGGCACACCAATCTGCTCTTCGACTTTCTTGCGGTAATTGAACGCCAAGTGTTCTGCAATGTGAGCCATTGCTGCGGCTTGGATCTTCTGAGCCATTGGGTTTTGCCCGATGGTCTGAGCAATCATTGGATCCTGCATGAAGGACTGGTGCGCTGCAATATGGGCATCATGATCTTGGTAGATGAATGCCTTGGTTGGCTTGCCATTAAGGAAGGCCATGTTCTCGCTGATCGGATCCTTGGGAGTCTGATCATCTGAAGTTGGAACCAGCTTGTCTGCGTTCCTGACCCCTAGAACCTCAATCATCTGGCGGTGCAAGTTGGGCAAGTCATAGATCTGAGGAGCCTGAGCAGCCAACTGGATCACGGCCTGATACTGCATGATCCGCTGGGCCATTGTTGAGCTATTTGGGTCACTTACCGGGATGACTTCGACAATGTCGTAATCTTCCCGCTTGGCCTGACGATTTCCCTTTTCTGGGTCATAGTCATACTCTTCTGGCGCATAGTCCCGAATGATGTTCTTCAGGAGCTTGAACTCCTGTTTCATGGAGTTATGGACACGGGCCTGAACAGCACTCATGGTCTTTAGCTGGCGCTCAAGCAAGGCGAGAGTTGTGCCAACAGGAGCATTGGCGCTCATGTCGGAGACTTTCATCTCCCCGATTGAGCCAAGTCGCCTGCCTTCTTCTGTTATCTGATTGAGAAGAGTGAGCAATGTACCGCTGGGTTCTTTGTAGGGCAACGTCATTACGTTGTCTTTGATCGTGCCTGACGGCACATCCACATCCCTGAACTCTCCCGGGGCGATTGGGGTGTCATCTCCCTTGACTCGCATACCTCTGGACTTCAATCCACCCGGCAGATTGGACAGCGTTCCAGCGTCCACCAACTGACGGATCAGTGCGGTTCCTGCCCGGGCGTATCCACCAATAATGTGGATCAGGCCAAGGCCATAGAAGCCAAAGCCCGGGATGTAACAGTAATCCACAAAGTGCTGGCGCTTGAGCTTCTTTGGATCCTCTTCTTCCCAGTTGCGGTAGATGGCAAGGACTTCATCTGTACCGCAGTCAATGGTGACCACATAAGGAAGAGCAATCCCCGTGGGATCCCCGTTCTCATCTACATCTTCCAAGCCTTCAATGTCCAACTCTGTATGCACTTCCAAGATTTGGTAGCGGTTGTCATCGGTGGCTTTATAACCTTGCTGCTCTGCTTTTTTCTTCTCAATATCAGAAAGGATGTTGACAGGGTCGCCAAGGTCAATGTCTTTGTAAAAGCCGGAGGCTTGCAGCTTCTTCAGTTCATTCTTGGTCTTGCGCATTACATGTGTAACACGCTCTGCGCTGTTCAGGTTAGACGCTCCGTAGGGGACAATGACATCCTCTGCGGGGATAAATATTGCCACCTCACGGCCCATACCCGGGTCGTAGTAGACCTTCTTGAAGGCCGCACCTGCCAAGCCAAGGGAATACAAAAGACGCTCATGCTCTGGTCGGTACTCAGGCATTTGCTCTGTCAGGCGGTAGTTCATGTCTGTTCTGACACGTTCTGCGGCTTCTTCTTTGAGTTTGGTGATTGCGCCAATGATCTGGGTCTTGACTGGGCCTTGGGCTGGGAAGGTTTCCATGATGGACTCAGACTGGAAACGGATGGCGGCTTCCGTTAGGACTGTGGAATAAACGCCACAGGCTCCATTCCAAGGCTGCGTTCTTTCTTCATATTGAAGGCCAAGAACTTCCAAGCCCTTGACAAATGTCTCTGCCCAGTCTTTGCGGGAGTTAATGTCAGCGTCCACGAGTTCAGTAATCTCAGAGGCAATTGACTGAAGGACTCCCTCGTCTAGAACTTCAGCAAGGTTGGAATCAAAGTCCCCGTCATACTCAGACCCCTCTTCAAGGGTGATCTCTACACCGCCCTCAAGCATCTCGGGATCTTCAATATCAAATTCAATTGGGTCTTCTTCCAAACCAGCAATTCCGGCTGGCGCTTGGTAAACATTTTTATCAAAATTAGTTGCCATGATAATCCTCAGTAATATTCCAACTTCCTGCGGTAGATAGGCTCATCTTCTTCATCGCTATCGATGGTGACGAACCCGCCTTTTCTAAACTGCATCAATGCCTGACTGGTCGAGTCCACAAGGTCATCGTTGTCGCCATTTGGGAAAGCTGCCATTTCTTCCATGACTTCATCTGCCCATCTTTTATCTGGACACCAGACAATCCCGGAAGCAAACAGGTCAGAGATTGCGTTTACACGAGCTATCTTATCCTGTCCTTTGTACGGCGTATACTCTGAAACAGGAATTCCTGTCTTCCTCATTTCATAGATTAACGGAGCGCCAGCGGCCCGCTTCTCAACGATCAAAGTATCAGGATCCCATTCCTTCCACATCTCAAAAGCTTTCTTCTTTAGCTCTGGGAACTCCATTCGCCGTTTAAACGCATCAAGCAGGATGATGTTTGCCTTAAGGCTGCCCTTGCTGTCCGGGTGGTTGAACACACCCCACGTTGTGCAAGCGGAGTAATCTGCCCTGTTGTTTGTTTCAAAGGCTGTGTCCCAGCTTTGGATAATGAAAGAGCAAGGTGGAGGCTCATCTTTCTCCCAGATCCTCCATTGATCCCGCTTGACAATGGCTCCCTCTTCGGAAGTGGGGTTTTGCTGGTACTGAGCCTCCCATTTAGCCACTGGAAGCTCTGCCTTAAGGGCTTCAAGCTCTGATTTCTTCCAGAATCCGGGCCACAAAGGGGTTCCAGAGGGCAAAATTGCCGGGAAATCGATCACTTCCCAGTCATTTACTCCTTCTTTTTCCGAGTTTTTGAGGATCTGACCGGTTAAATCCCGTTTTGACCACCGTGTCATCACGATGATGATGGATCCACCGGGCTGTAAACGCTGGCGAGGGCCGGATGTGTACCATTCATAGACCCCATCAAAGACCGCAGGGTTACCTTGCTTGGCTTCCTGCTCAGAATGCGGGTCATCAATGATCAAAAGGTCAGCGCCTTTACCCGTGACAGCACCGCCAACACCAATAGCAAAGTAATCTCCGCCCTTGTCTGTATTCCATCTTCCTGCGGCTTTTGAATCCGAGGACAGCTTGGTGTCAAAGACCTTCCCATAATGCTCAGACTGGACAAGATTCCTAACTTTACGCCCAAAGCCAACGGCTAACTCCGCAGTGTGGGCAGTTTGAATGATTTTCTTCTCAGGGAACTTACCCAAGAACCAAGAAGGGAGCAGATAAGAGGCAAACTCAGACTTGGTATGCCTTGGAGGCATATTGATGATCAATCTCTTGAGACTCCCGGCAGCAACCCTCTCAAAGGCATCTGCCATGATCTGATGATGCTTACCAGAGATAAACCCGGGCCACATCTGAGTGACAAAAAACAAATAAGAATCCCGGCATCTCTCTACCCTATCCATCTCCAACAGGGCAAATATCTTGTTCCTCTCAGCTTCAGGGACAGTGTCCACTACAGCCAAGTAACTCGACACCTCTGCCCTTGTCAATAAACTCATAAGGATGCAACCGCTCTCACAGATTTATCAGGCAACCTGATTCCATAGAACTTCTTAGGACGCTTCTCAAGATGACCAGAGTCTTTCAATGTCTGCACAATCCTGTGCATATTAGATCTGGACTTCATGTTTAAACCCTTAGCCATCACTTCATAAGACGGAGCCATCCCATGTATCTTGATATACGCCTTGATG